TGTAGGTCTTGCGCCAGTCGCCGAAGCCCACCGGGAAGGTGTCGGTGCCGATGTCGACCATGAACTCGTCCTCGTCCACCGGGTACGCCAGCAGCGTGGGCGGCTGGCCCGCCACCAGCGAGGGCTGCCACAGGTACTGGCCCGTGGTGTCCTTGAACTTCCGGACCTCGCCGACCGTGGCGCGCGTCATCAGCCAGCTGGCGTTCTGGCGGTGGGCCGCCTTCAGCTCGTACTGCTGATTGATCAGGGCATCGCCGGGGTTTGTGCCCGCAAAGCCGCTGGCGGCGCCGGTGACACGGAAGCGGAAGCTGCCGTGCGCCCAGTTGGCCGGGATGACGAACGGGTAGGTGAGGAGCCCGCGCGGCTTGGTGACGCCGTCGCCGTTGAACCACGCATCGGACTCCTGCAGGGCCATCGCCTCTGCAACCTCCTCGGCCAGCCACGCTTCGATGTCGATGATGGCGTCATCGAGCATGGTCTGGGTGGCGCCGGGTTGGGCGTAGAGCTCCATCGTGGCGTACTTGTCGAGGCCGAGCGTTGGCGTCCCCGTCTCGGGCCGCCCTCCGCGCTCCGCCACCCAGCCGGCGGCCGCCCCGCCGGTGCGCATCGGCTGCAACAGCTCGCTGGTGCTGATCTCCCGCACCGTCGCGCGCTGGCGCATCATGCTGAGCTCGGTGAGGAACGTGCGCAGCGGCGAGTTCTCCCGCTCGGGCAGCACCAGGTAGCCGCCATCGGGGTTGAGCTCGGTGTGGAGCGCCTTCTTCTGGATGACGCGCAGGTGCTCGCCCTCGAAGGTCTCATCGCCCGTGCGCATGTAGTGGATCACGGCCTTGCGCAGCTTGTCCTGGGCGGCCTTGCGGAAGCTCAAGCCCGTCGGCAGTCCCGGCAGGCGCGCCGCCAGCCCCGGCGGCCGGTTGCCCTTCACTTCCTGGGCGGAGATACGCTTCTCGATGTCCGTGAGGCGGTCGAGCACGCCGTTGATGCGCCCGAGCTGGTCGGCGTCGAGCGGGTCGCCGGCGACGCGGCTCTTGCCGAGGCGGCGATCGTTCACCGCCTTGAACCCCTCCCAGGCGTGCACCAGACGCTCCCGCGCCTCCTTCGCGCTGTCCGGGTCGCCGGCCTGGCGCGTCAGGCGCAAGGGCGACCGCGGCGACGGTGCCGCCGGCGCGCGCGGTGTGGCCGCGGCCTTGAGGCCCGGCCGGGTACCGTCGGCAGCCATGCGGTCGATCAACTGGCCCTGGCGCAGCACCTCCTTGCCGATCTCGATCACGGTCTGCTTGACGACATCGCCGCCGCCCGCCGAGTCGGCACCGGGCGCCGCACGCCGCTGCAGCCTGGCGGGCCCGCCCGCCTTGGTCTCCAGTGCGCCGGTGCCGGCCTCCATCTCGTTGAGCAGCTGGTCAAGGTTGTCCCCGCTGTAAGCGGGCACGTCGCTGAAGTCTTTCATGTTCGGGTCTCCCGTTACAGTGAGGGACGCACGCGCACTGCCGCCGCGCGCCGTGCGCGAGCGGGAAAAGGCTTTGCTTTGTGTGTGAGGGGCCCTAGACGAGCCGCGCCCCACGAGCGCCTACGGCCAGAGCGAGCGCAGCGAGCGGATCGAGCAGGGAGTCGGACCCCAGGGCGCCCTCCCGCTTGACGGTGTTGACGCGCGCCTCGGTGTTCATCGGGAACGTCACGACCGACACCTCCCAAAGGTTGATCTTCTTGAGCCGGCGCACCTGCGGGCCACACCATACATACATGCCCCCGGGGCCGGAGGAGGCCGGCGCTGGCTCGCTCTCCTCAACCTCCCAGTCCAGGCACTCATAGCCGATCGACAAGCCGTCGATGGCGCGGTGCTTGAGCAGCACATGCGCCTTGCGGCCGAGCTCGATGTCCAGCAGCAGCTTGCCTTCGCAATAGAGACCGCGGGCATCCTCGCGCACGTCGCTCCAGATGCCGATCGGCTCCCAGGGATCGTGTTGCCACAGGAGCTTCGGCATGGTGCCGGCCGCCTTGTGCTCCGCGAGCGTTTCGGCGAACGCGCCCGGCAGCACGATGTCGTAACCGCCGTCCTGCACGTTGAAGACGCTGCCGTAGCCGGCGAACGTGCCGTCGTCGCGCACGTCCTCCGCCTTGACGCGGATCGCCTTGCTTTGGCTCGGCGCGCGGCCGGCTGTGATCATGTCGCGAGCCACGGGGCCCTCCGTCAGTTTCGTTCGAGTCTCTCAATGAGCGAGCGGAGGTCGCTGCGCTCCGTCGGGGGCGGGGCACTGGCGAGTCCCAGCATGCTGCGCAGCCGGTCCCACCAAGACATCGACGGCTCCTCAATGTCCGGCAGCTTGCCGTCGTCGTCAGGCGTCAACCCGGTCTCGTTGTACCGGCGTGCAGCTTCCTGCTGCCAGTCCACATAGCGCTTCTCGATCTCCGCCAGCTCTGCGCGTGCCTCAGCGATGGTGGTATTGAGCTTCTCGATCGCCTGATCGGCAAGGCTCACGATCTCGAGGTAGAAGTCGGCGCAGATGTATGAGCTGTCCTTGTTCGCGGTCAGCGCGGTTTCCTTGATTTGCCGCGTCATGGGAATGGTGGCGTCAGTGAGCTGCCGGATCGTCTCACTGAACTCGGCAATGGCCTGGTCGAAGTCCGGATGATCGAAATCATCAGGCCTCAGGTATTTCCGCTCCGTGTTCATCGCCCCGTTCTCCTTCCTCGTAGATCGGCCATGGCCGGGAGCCATCCCGAGAACGCTCGCCGTTTCTTGGGCTCGCCTTCCCCGCCCCCCTCCCCGGATTCTGCCGCGGGGCGGGTCGGTGCCGGCGGCCGCGCCGCCCCAGGCGCCGGGTTGGTGCCGATCGGCGCGAACAGGTCGTCGGCGCGCGGATCGTCGTCGGGCTCCCACTCTTCCGCGTCGCGGATCTGGTTGACCGACATGGTGTTGGTCTGGCGGCCCTTGACGTAGATGTCCCAGCGGTCCTTGGGCAGCGGGCGCAGGTAGGCGCTACGGTTGAACTTCCAGTAGAGCTGCGGGTCCACCGGGGCGGTCAGGTCGCGCTCCGCCTCCTCCTCCCAGCGCACCAGCCACGGGTCGAGCGTGTCGGTGAGGTGGGCGTAGTTGAGCTGCTCGATCGAGGCGTAGGACTGGGTCCCGGTCGCGTGCATGACCTTCACGGGCTGAACCCGGAAGATGCGGCAGGCCTCCTCGATCATGAGGCGGTACAGTGCGATGGTGTCGGCGTCCTTCGCGCTGACCGTCATGCCTTCGTATTTGAAGCCGCCGTAGAGCACGGCGATTCCGCCGGGGCCGTCGGGCCCGAACTGGCGCTCCCAGGTCGTCTTGATGCGATCGTGCGCCTCGGCCGAGATCTTCTCCTGGCTACTCAGGACGCCCGAGGGGCGCTGGTCGTTGCCGTAGAACTTGGCCTGCGCCTCGGTGAGGCGCTTCGACAGCCCCAGGACCTCGCGCCCCAGCGTCACTCGATTCAGGCCCCGGAAGCCGTCCCACGACACGCCGTTGATGCGGAAGATGCGCGCCGGCGGCACCGTGACGGCCCGCCACTCCTCGCCCCAGGCCTCGCCGAACCACACGTCGAAGACGAGCTGGTTGTCGACCCAGCGCGGCACGCACTGGCCCGGCATCAGCGGCCACAGCTCGCCCACGTTCCCCTTGCTGTCGTCGGCTTTCCAGGCGTAGCCCGAGCCCCACAGCATGGCGTGAAGGGTGAGCGTCTCCTTGAAGGCCTGCGCCGTCATGTGCTCGTTGGGGCGGGTCTCCAGCAGCTTGGCGAGCGGGTGCGTGGGCTCGCGCTTGGACGCCCCCGTGGGGGTGCGGCCGGTCTTGTCCTTGGTGTTCCAGCGGTAAAGCTGGAGCGGCATCTTGCCCACGTCCTCGGCGACCACGGTGGCGCACGCCATCACCGCGGCGATCTCCATCGCGGTGCGGGTGGAGACCGAGACGCCCGACTTGGTGCCGCGCCAGTCCCCGTTGAGGAGCAGCTCCAGCCCGTTGCCGGGGGTGCCGTCGAGGGTCTTGACGCCGCCCGGTCCGCCCTCGAGCGGCACCAGCTGGGCGAAACCCTGCTCGATCGCCGCGACCTCGTCGGGCGAGTAGATTTCCAGCTCGGACATGAGGCTTATGCGGCCCCCTGGTCCTCGTTGGCGTACGCTAGGTTCGCCAACTCTTCCGCCGCGCCGTCGAGGGCCGCTTTCACCTCGTCCGCGCCGCTCCGCAGTCCCTGGGCCGCCTCGATCCATGCCGGCGAATAGGCGTTGTCGCCGCGGCGCCCCAGCTGGTCCGCCATGTTCAGCAAGTCGGAACACTCCACCGCCAGTTCGTTCATCTCGCGGTCGAGGCGGTCGCGATCGGCGGCCACGTCGTTACCCAGCATGCCCATGATGCGATCCAGGATGCCCTTGCGCGAAGCCTTGTCTTCCTCCGAATAGGTCCGGTGCTGAGCGATGGCATCGAGCTGCAGGCGTGCGAAGCTGACGAGCTGGTCAAACATCGCGTTGACGCGGGCCCGCGCCTCTTCGATACCGGCCACGTCACCGTGCTCCAGGAGGCCCAGCTCGGCGACCTCGCTCTGCATGTTCTCCAGGAGCTTCACCATCTGGTCGCTGTACTCCTCGAGCTCCTGGCGCAGTTCACGATCCGCCTGGCTGCCCAGCAGCCAATCCAGCAGGCCTTTGAGCTGTGCGCTCATGTCGTTCCCCACGTCCTTAGCTGGGCAACACGCCACTCGATTCGCCGCGACCTTTCGTCGGGCGAAGTGGCCAGGCTCGAAAGCTCTAGGCGGTTTTAGCCCCGGCCCTGCCGCCGGCGCTCTATCGCGGCCAGGAACCTGCGCGAGGCGGCCCGAAACTCGATGGCCTCCGCGTGGAGCGCCTCGGTCACATGACGGCCGTACATGTGGAAGGCATCGTTCGGGCTTTTGCCTTCTGCCTCAGCCGCCAAGTCGGGGCGGCCCTCTCCTAGGAAGTACTCGACGCACTCGCGGTGCATCTCCGCCTTTGACTTCGGCGGCCGGGATTTCATCCTCTCTCGGAGGGGGATGCGCGGCATGGACGACATGGTGGTCACCATACACCATTTCCGGCCCACGCGGTAGGGGCGGTGCTCGCCCTCCCCGACCCCAGATAGCGCTCGAACTCTGCGGCCGCCTCCAGGAAGTCCAGCAGGCAGGCCTCGGCGCGGCGCTGCACCTCAGCTACCTCTGCGAGCAGCTCTCCGTCGGATGGATGGGCAGAGGCGGCGATCCCCGCGGCCTCGCCGAGAATCCCATCGATGGAATCCACCTGCGCCGCGATCTCCCCCTGCCAGATGTTGATGTCATCCGGATCGGGGTCCTTGTCCAGCTGATCGATCAAGCGGCCGATATAGTCCTCGCTCGCCTGCAAGCGCTGCCCCATGCGGTCGAGCCGCACGAGCCAATAGCCGCGCTCCGTCTCGTAGGCGTCGTCGTCTTCGCCGTTCTCCGCCTTGCCTTCCAGCTGCCGGATCAGCGCGGCCAGGTGCGCCTTGCCATCGCTCACCTGCGGCTCGTCCGGGTCGAACGGCTGCACCACAAGCCGGTCGAACACGAGCGGCGGCACGAAATCGGGCAGGTCGGTGTCAAGGAAGTCCGGCTCGCCCGGCCAGTCGTAGCTGAGCGAGACGTGCGGCTTGAAGTCGAGGGTGGGCTCGGCGCCGTACATGGAGACGAGCTGCGCGCGTAGCTCCCAGAGCCGCTCGGCGTCCACCAGCATGACGGGCGTATCGCCCTCCACTCCCATCACGGCGAACCCAGTGGGCTCCACCACGACCGGCTCGACCAGGTGGTCTGTGAGCGGGATCGCGACATCGTTGGCCGTGGCGAGCAGCGTGATGTGGAAGGCGTGGCCCTCATGCGGGTTCGACCCGCCCACATCGAAGCCCAGCCCGTGCGCCCACGCCGTTAGCGCGGCCTGGGTGTCAGGGTCGGCGTAGAGCATGACAAGGCGCCGCCCCTCGGGCTCGCCCGTCTGCTCGTCGGCGAGGTACCCGCCGTCTGGGCCCAGCTCGGTGGAGAGCATGTCAGCGATTCGCTTACCTAAACCACGATGCCGCTTGCTACGAGGTGGAGCTGCAGTTCGTCAGCATCCCAGCCGACACCGACGATGCCCACCTCGTCGCCAGTCGCCAGGTCGGCTGCAGGACAGACCCCGCCGGGCGTCGAGGAGAGCACGTAGATGGTGCCTTTCACCGCGGTGCCTCCGATGAACATGCGCCCCGCGGTCTGGTAGGCGATGGGCTGGCCCGCTGCGCAGGAGTGCAGCGCGATGCCGGCCGGCTTGCGCACGATCGCCGAGACGTTGTCGTTGTCGGCGAGGCCGAGTGTGCCGTCGGCGAGGCGGTAGAGGACCTGGCCGGCGAGGAGGTCGACCGCGGCGCGCCCGTGCAGTACGACGGCGCCGGGGCCCTGCTCGACGTTGGCGGGGGTGATGACGATGTCTGTCATGTCGTTCTCCCTTCAGCTCAGGACCAGTAGGTCCATCGTGTCGAGGTATCCCCGCCCCGGGTCCTCGCCCGCCATCGCGAGCGCGATTACCGTGGCGGCGATGCCGTCGATCTTGCCCTTGGAGTGGCCCTTCGACGGCATGTAGTTGTCGTTGGCGTCACGCCGGATCGTAGTGTTGCCGTTCATCCAGCGCAGCACCGGGTGGCTGCCGTGGTCCAGCTCGCCGCGCATGACGAGCCGCTCCAGGTGCTTGCTCGGCGCCGACATCGACGCGATCCCGAACCGCACCAGCTCGATCGGCAGGCCCGCGTCTTGCAAGTGGGTCGCGATCATGTGCGCGTTCCACTGGTCAAAGCCGTCCTTCTCGACCCGGAACTTGACGTGATCGGCCCTTATCTGCGCCTCGATCGCATCGTGGTCGGCGGCGTTGCCAGGCGTGGCGACGATCGCGCCGTCCTTGACCCAAGCCTCCACCGGCACGCGCGACTTCGACGCGAACAGCCTGAGCATCGCCTCGGGCCACCAAAAGCGGCAGAGCAGCGTCCAGCGCGTCCGCGCGCCCTGCGGCGGGAACACCAGCACCCGCGCCGTGATGTCCCGCGCAGAGGCCAGGTCGTTGCCCGCGAAGCAGCAGGTGGCGCCGGCGAGCTCGTCCTCCAGCCCTTTCCAGCGGTCCTCACCGCTCGTGCACGCCGCCCAGGCCGGCCCCGATATCCAGCGCTCCGCGGCGCCCACCCA